CGGGTATTAATAGACCACGTTCCAAAGTGAAGAAGACTCTACTTTGTGATAAGATGTTGGATTTGGGATTCAAGTTAGAGTATGGTCAACCAGTCATGAGTACACAAGCTCCTTGGCGATTGAATATTCATAAACAAGTTCAAGCAGATACTTTTACTAACTGGGACGATTTACTATTAATAAAGAAGCAAATGCTTAATCAGTGGAAACAAGCATTGCCACAATTTAGTGAAGAGGTTAAAATTTTAGATTTTGATACAGTTATTAATGGTAAACCTGGAGTAAAGTATATTGATGCTATTCCGAGGAAGACGTCTGCTGGGTTTCCTTTCATGAAGTCAAAGATGCACTATATACATTATATTGATTCAGAACCCGGGTCAGAGAAGGTTGAATTTACTGACCAGATAATGGACAAAGTGTTCTGGAGATTGGATCAATATAAGAAAGGGAATCGTACCAAACCAGTATTCCGAGCCTCACTTAAAGATGAAGCTACCTCTTTTGCAAAGATCCAAAAGAGTAAAACGAGGATTTTTATGGGTGCTCCTGTAGACTTCACAATCTGCATGAGATCTTTATTATTATCCTTTGTAAGAATTTCACAAAAGAATAAATTCATCTTTGAATCAGCACCTGGTTTGGAAGCACAATGTATAGAGTGGGATGAATTGTATCATTATTTAACTAGTCTTGGTGAAGAACGCATGATATTTGGAGATTTTTCAGGATTTGATACATCTATGCGATCTAATATTATGAGGTTGGCTTTCGATCTCATTGAAGACTTTCATAGGTGTGCCGGAGCTACAGAAGAACACTGTAAAATGATTAGGGCATTATCATATGATATAATTTTTCCCCTTGTAGAATTTAATGGCGATCTCATTGAGTTGAATGGAAAAAATCCGAGTGGACATCCGTTGACAGTCACGATTAATGGAATAGTTAACTGTATATGTATACGCTATTGTTATCTCAAGTTGAATCCAAAGAGAGAAGTGGATTCTTTTAGAGATAACGTTAAGCTCATTACATACGGTGATGACAATGGTATGGGAGTATCAGAAGATGTTCCCTGGTTTAATCATACAGAAGTATCGAGGGTTATGCTTGACCTGGGAATGACCTATACCATGGCGGACAAAAATAGTGAATCTATACCTTATATACACATTAGTGATGGTGACTTTTTAAA